CGGATTTGATCGGATGTGTCATTCAGGCGCACTGGTTTGCGTGTAAGCATTCCAGCCAGCATCCGCTCAAGGCGTTGATAATACGGCGGGCAAATTGAAGTGCTCAGCCTGCGATCGTAGCTTTCATCAAGTTCTCGCGGTTCTTGCGGAAGATACCGACGATGACGACGGCGGATTTCATAGGTGCCGCCAGATGCTAAATCTTCAATCAGCATCCAGTGGGGTTCTTGATTTACCCACGCTGCATTTGGATCGTTGACTTGCGAGACCTTGGCGAATAATTGCCGGTCGTAATGTGAAAAACCAGAATACACCGCCTTAATCCCGCAAGTCGATGTTCCTAGTTTAGTCTGCTGCAGCAGCAGTCAGAACCACGCTGTTCTTGCCCACTTTGATGTCAAACGTGGTGCCAGGATCAAGGTTCATGCCTTCGATGTAAGCACTACCCACGATCACTTTGCCATCAGATTGCACTTTGGTTTTGTGCGTGAGCTTACGGCCCATGCGCTTCTTAGGCTTGAGATCAACACCCTTGGCCTTCAGCAGTGCTTCGTAGAAGGTGACGAAGTTAAGGCGTTCGGTGCCGTCTTCTTTAATCGTGACATAGCCACATTCCCGCACAAGATCAGAACGGGAAGCATCAGCCATTGCTTTAGTCTTGGCAATCAAGTCTGCGCCTTCAAGCATGTTCAATGAACAAAGGTGAACAGCATTAAAGTTACCCTCTGTTCGATGCTTTGTCTAGTAAATTCTGATGCCGGTTCCACGACCTGCTCTTGCGTGCAGTGGATTAAACAACCGCCAGATCATGTAACCGATGGCATCGTTCATGTGGTCATAGCCTGCATCCTTGTCGGGCTCACCTTTCTCGCTGTAGCTTTGTAGTTCCAAGCATTCGATCGTGCGTTTGCAGTTTTCCGTCACTTGCACCCTTACTTGTCCCTTCCCGTTTTCCAAAGCAGCTTGAACAGCAGCCACCCGATCACGGACGGGAGGATTGGATCTGTCTGATTGATTGCTAAATCCGTAGCTTTGCAAAATTTCGATGTCGGTTCTCGTGGCGTTCGTGCTTCGATTTCCGCCAGATGCGTCAGGGTAGGCATATAGCTGACGGTGGGGATAACGCCTTTTAATTTCTTGTCCGATGGCATCTGTGTCATGACCACCGCTGATTTCATCTATAACAATCAGCTTATCAGGTGTGCGCACTGCGATCACCGCACTCATGTTGCCGATGTTGAAGTCAACGCCAACATGCAAAGGTTCACTACCAGCATCAAAGGATTTTATGACATGTTTTTCGCGATCAAATCTGTCATAAACCTGTCCCGTGTTCAGGTTTACAAACTCACCCATCAAGTAAGCCTGCAACCTTGCAGGATCATAATTAGCTTCTAAGCGTTCTATAAAATCAGACGGCAGATGTGGATTATCTACTGTCTTCATCTTGATAAGCTTTCGGTCTGGACGTTCGAGCGCCTCAGGGCTCCCAAACTCGTTATACAACCACTTAAAGCCTTCTGGCGTCGATGCTGCAGCAAATTGTCTGACATTGCCCGAGCGCAAGCGACCAAGTATTTTGGGGAACGCTTGTGATGTGACCTTGTAATTTACGGTATCAATTTCATCAACAATTACATGCGATAGGTTGACACCCACGATTCTTTGTACTGACTCAAAACTTCTGCACAATAAATGTGTATCACCACCAGGCAGGTGAAATGTATAACTTGGTAGCGGTGATGCACGAAATGAATATGGAATGCCGTAGTGATCTAGATATGCGTCAAACTCGCTGATCCAGATGTCCCGGATCATTGGTGCCGTTGGCTCCATGATGCAGCCTGTAAAACCCTGATTTGCAATCGCCAGGCAAACAGCTTTGCACAACAAAGATCTGGTTTTTCCAGCTCCATACCCGGCGCTGATCGCAAGAATGTCAGATTCTTGATCATCTACAAATGCAAGCTGACCAGGATGCAGATCAGCTTTCATCCGTCTGACTATTTCATCAGTGTCAAGCTTTGATGGATCACCGAGAACATGCCCAATCGGCGCAGCATCAAGAATCGACATTACGCAAACATGCTCCGCGCAGTTGAGCACGCTTTTCTTCGATCAAGTGCATGGATGATACTGTGCAACAAGCTGTCACGCCGTCAATTTTCATGCACACGCGATACATGCTGTCTTCTGTTGGTTCGTACCAGAACTCTTCGTTCATGACATGAGTTGAGCGAGTTTCGCGGCAGTGTTAATTGCACCAAGGGCAACAGAGAGTTGACCACGACCACGGGCTTCCTGCTGCAACGTTGAGCATTGCGACAGCAAGTCAGCAATCATCTGCGGGCGTTCTAGATCCCAGTCTGCGCGAATTTGATCGCGTGCGAGCTGCAAGTATTTATCGACAGTTCTGTCGCCTACACCCCATTTTTCCGAGGCTAGGCGAACGCAATCTGATCGCTTGCCACCATTAGCAACAATGCGAACGAACTCAGCGACTCGCAATTCTGTTTCTGCTTTTGTGCCTTTTTGGGCCATGCAGCTTTAATTATTGCTTTGACTATACAGAGTTTTGTGCATTTAGGAAACGAGCGTATGCACCGCGTGGGGGAGTGAAGCTGCGGCGATAGGTTTTGTTGGTGCTTGAGATGTAGAGCTTTCGGCCATCGTCAGTGATGATGTACTTAGCACCACGAGGGCTGGTGTGTACTTCGTGATCACCGATGTACTTTTCAGAGATGGTTGCCATTGTTTTGGTATTGTTGCCAAAGGCCGGTGTAGGTGTTGTGATGCGGGTGATTGCGATCGAAGCGTTTATCTAGATGAAAGAGAAGTTCTAGAAGGATGACACGATCCATCATTGCTTCAGTGTCCTGCGCTTCGGGTAGTACAGGTTGCATTGCTTGAGGTGCAATGTCACTGATCCAGTCGTGAAAGTAGCTGCTGCTCATTTTGCGGTTGAGGGTTGAGGCGATCGTGATACAGGGATGTGTAGAAGTCGTCGTAGGTGTTGAGGATGCTACGCAGCCTTTTGCTGCTGATTCGACGCGATGGTGAAAATTGCGATGGCTGCAGCTTGTTCTGCCTGTTGTGCAGTGAAGATGCCATGGAAGCGTTTACGGATGGCAGTTGTCACTTGATGCAGTGCATCGGTTGTAATTGCCTTTTGCTGAAGTGAGTTGCGGATGATGTCAGCGCGTGTGCTGTTTTGTTCGTTGGCAAGTTTGTCAATGATTTCAATGTCTTTTTCATCAAGACGGAGAGTGAACCTTCTAAGCGACATCAGCAGCAGTCAATAGGTAAGCCTTGATGCGTTCAAGGTCATTGTTGAAGGATCGTAGCAAGTCTTTTGGGATTGGCCGATGCTCTTCGATTGCATTGTCAGATATTGCAGCAGCAGTTGCCTTGGCTTCGTCTAGCAAGTCTGCGAGCATATCAATGACTGGTTCTTGACGTTGGGAAACGTCAAACATGTTATTAAGCAGCATCTGCAGTGTGTTCTGATGCTTCGGGGATGGGCGTGATTTTTGTAGAAAAAGATTCCAGCCAATCGTTGAGCTGTTGGAGGGTTTCTGTTCCTCTACCGAGCTTGAGCTGACCTTTGATGGATTTGACATCGGTGGTGATGCGTGAGGTGTTTTTGTAGTAGGTGATGAAATAGGGCGATGGTCCTTCGCGTGATTCGCGGCGTTCAATGATTAAGCCGTTGCATTTAAATGTGTCGGTTTTCATTGATCACGAAGCAGGTTTTTGTGTCGCACACCGCGATAACCAGAAGGGAAGTGATGCAGTGAAACATTCATGTTGGATCTGAACCCTGGCGAGGGCTGATCAAGTTGTTCGATTGTGACAAGACCTTGTTCAACCATGTGCCGCAGTTTGTGGCGCACAGAAGTTAAATCAAAAGCTGTAGTTGACATCAGAAGAGATCCTTAAGGATTGGATTTGTTGCGGGCTGATCATCGAAACCACGATCAGCGGTGAACACGCGATGCGCTGGGTGCTTGTGTTCTGGCTCCTGTACGGGGCTGTAACCGGCTTGTTTGCGCGGTGCGAACACATCACCCCAGCCAGAGGTGATCGCTGCTTCTAGAGCCGTTCTGCGGTCTTGTAGAGACCACTGGCGCAGCTTCTTGCAGATCCGATTGAGCACTGGTGTCGAACGCACACCCTTTTTCACAGACCAGAACTCGATAAGCAAGTCACCGCAACCACTTAGATCACCTGGCACAGACGACGGTGGCAGCTTCTTGAGCCTGTTCGGATCCTTGTTCCCGTTTTCGGCGCTTGCGCCTTGGGTTTTTGTTCTTGGGTTCTTGTTCTTGGGTTCTTGTTCGTCTGTCGTTTTTGCAAGGGGTCCCCTTGCGTTTTTGATAGGGGTCCCCTGTCGTTTTTGTAAGGGGGTACCCCTTTCGTTTTTGACAGGGGTCAAATCTGCAAGGGGTTCCGGCGCATCAGTTTTGACGTGATGAACCGTTGTGTAGCCTGGTCTTTCAATGGATTCAATCCATCCCGTTTCACGCAACCACGCAAGTGATCGCCTGATAACGAGCTGACTGATGCCGGTTTCGACGTGAATCGTGTTGATCGAAACCCAGCACCCTTGATCTGAGTTCCAGCCGTGACGATGCAAGACGGCATAAACCGCCCATGTAGCAGCATCGGCTTGATCCATGAGCTTGTATGGAAGTGCAGCGAATCCGCTTGCACTGACTTTGTTTGGCATGTGCTACCCTCCGGGTGTGCAACTAGGTGTGCTGCTGAGTTGTGCTTAGGGGTGTTGTCCTTCTGGACACGCAAGCCAGGGTTGCAGCCCTGGCTTTTTTATTGCGTGCCGTTGATTTTACGGCGATTCCATGGATTGGAAATACGCCTTCAGGGTCTGTTCATGCTGCATGAAAAGGCAGTCAGCATGACGCCTGAGCTGTGAATCATCGTTGCGCGTGATGTCACGCGCTAATCCTGTTTCCCAGTACAGGGTTTCTTCGTGTTGCTTTTGCTGTTTGATGAATTCAAGGGCAGCGCGTGTTTCATCGCGGTCCTTGATCAGTGCAGCCAAAAGCTGTTTGCGTTGTGCTTCATTCATTCGGCTTTAGCCCTGCACGCATTGCTGCACGAATGATGTCCATCACTGCTTTGCTTGCAGCATTTTTTGTGGTGTAATTCATCGCTGCAGCCCATTCAGCTACATAATCAGCCAAGAAATCTTCGGTGATCGTGACCCGAGGTTTCCGGCGAATGTCAGCACGTTGCACAGATTGTTGAACAGGAATCTCCTGCTTTTTGATCTCAATCGTCTCGACAGTTTCTTGCTTTGCGAGTCGATATTCGATGGAGCGCTTCAGTGCATCAATCTGCAACGGAAGCGGAACACAGTTGCCTTTATATGGTGCCCTGCCACCATCGGTGGTTTCAACCACACCCAATAGAGACACGTTGTCACCGCAACGCAGCATGTCTTTTTTTAGGGTCTTGTCGTCATCGAGCCATGTCATGCAAAGTTGCCCGGCAACGTGTGTGTAGAAAAAGTTCTTGCCAGGGCAAAGGCTGATGATTGTTCCTGTTTGGAATTTAAAGTTTGAACCGCTTGACTGTGGAAGGCTGAGATTTGCCGTCATGCTGTGCGAAGCAATGAATGAAGGATGGAAGTGATCCATATCGCGGTGAACGATATTGAACCAGCACCACAAGGCAGTAAGCGCCATGTGGGTGGCGGAAGACTAATCGAAGCATCCAAGCGATGCAAGCCATGGAGGCAAGCTGTTTCAGCGTGCGCACAACAGCAAATGAAGGATCAAGGATGTGAGCTATTGACTTGCGCTTGCAGTGTGTCCGTGGTATTTCGCTTTCGACGACCCAGGGCACATTTCACAACAAATGGGCAACTAAAGGCAGCAGCACCTAAGCACTGCGTTGTGAAACGAAACGACATTGATAAATGCTGCCGATCAACGCTTGATGCACTAACCGACAGCGTGTTTGCTGATGACAGTCTTGTTGTGAGTCTGAATGCAGAAAAGCGGTACTGCATTGGCAGTGAACCGCCTGGTGCATTGATCACCGTGATTGCACTTTGACTGTTGAGTAGCAAACGCCGCGATAGCAAAGCTGCGAGGGCTGCAGTGATTGCTTTTGAGCGATCTTGAGCAGTTGCTGCTTTTGCTCTTTGCGCTGGAGGAGTGAAAGCACGTTCATCGGTTTGGTAGCTGTTGCTACTAATCTATACAGGACAGGTCAAGCCATGGTGCTCAGACTGTTACAGAGTTCAAATTGATTCCAATGACCTTGTATGTCTGCAGTGGTTTGACTTTTGTGCTGCTAGTGGGAATCGTGGTTGGCCTTGAAAACCAGCTGCGTGCCAATCGTTGAACCTGCACACAATGGGTACACAAGGGGTGAAGCTCGGGTATCTTTAAATCAGTTCAAATTACACCCCTTGAACATCACCATCATCCGCAAGCAACGCCCGGTACTTCCGGGCGAAAAAACACTCCCACTCAAGCCACCAGCTTGGAACAAGCCAGCACCACAACTCCCGCGCTTCTAATGGACTTTCACAACATCACCCTCAATCAATACGAATTCATGCAAGACATGCTCGATCGCGGCAAACAGCTCCAAGAAACAGAACCCAAGATTATCTACTACATCGAAGCCTTCATTGGCGATCGTTTGCAGTGGACTGAATGGGCAACCGATGAAGAAGAGCGTGAGTCACTAATTCGTGATGCTATCGCTGCTGGCTTTACCTACACCGTCGAAACTGAAGTTCAGTAATGCCAGCGAGCTTTTCAATCCCAACTTGTCCCGAATGCTTCGGACCTACAAAGGTGAAAAGCAACCTTAACGAGCGGCGCACTTATGACCTGATCCGTTTGCGTGAATGCCTTGATTGCAATCATCGCTTTTACACGCGCCAAACACGCGAAAAGCCCGTGCCATTAGAAAACATCAAATGGCGCAGGGATGATCGCAACTCACGCACCGTTTCAATAGTTGCGGACTAGGACCGACTCACGCATCCGCATCCCTCACACCTGATCCGCTGCAGGTGACTTGTCCTTCGCCTTTTGGCAAAGTTCTCGCGAATTCTACTATGAAAAATTTCGGAGTGACCCTGACTTTTGTTTCATTGTTTGCTTGGGCGTTCTGGATTTCGCTCACGCAAACCTTGGATGATCTAACGCAAAGAGACTGCGAAGCCGGTGTGGTCAAAGCCTGTGAATCGCTTGCGGAGTCAAGATGACCGAGCTACCCTGCGTTGGCCTTGGCGTGCACTCAATGATCTCCAATGCTGAGTATCATGCCGACCCAGCAATTTCAGCATCACACCTTCACGCAATCTCCCACAACCCACACACCTACTTTAAAAAGTATCTCGATCCTAAACGGCCTCCGTCCGAACCTACTGCTGCTATGCGGCTTGGTACTTTTGTGCACACTGCTGTTCTTGAACCTGACGATCTTGATCGACGTTATGCAGTCTGCGCCACTCGCAAAGGCTCCACAACTTATAACAAGTTAATTGATCAAGGCATTGAACCCGTTACGCAATCGCAATGGGATCAGGCATTAGCAATGTGCGACTCTGTTCGTAATCATCCTGAAGCTGCCTGGTTGTTATCAGAAGGCAAAGCTGAACAATCAGTTTGGTGGGATGACGAACAGTTTGAAATGCGTTGCAAATGCCGTCCTGATTGGTGGAACGGTGATATTGTGATTGACCTCAAAACAACGCAAGATGCAAGCCCACGCGGTTTTGCTTCAAGCGTTGCCAAGTGGAGGTATCACGTGCAGCAGATGCACTACGTCGCGGGCACAAAAGCAGCACGATTCGTTTTTGTTGCTGTCGAAAAAGAATACCCATTTAACGTGGGTGTTTATGAACTCGACAACGAAGCCTGCGGTATTGGTGAGGAGTTGCGGCAACGTGACATGAACCGCATCAAGACCTGCAAGGAACGCAATCAGTGGCCGGGCTACAGCAATGACATCTCAACGCTGTCACTGCCAAGCTATGCCACAAACATCGAACTTTCACCTGATGATTTCTGATGTCTGAACTGACAAAAGCACTGATCGGCTTTCATAAAGCCGTGGACAAGATTGAAAAGAATGCACGCGCCAACTACGGCAAGTTTGCTGATCTGGCGAATGTGCTTTCTACCGTGACACCTGCACTGCACGCAAATGGCCTAGCAATCACTCAAACGTTTCTTGATGATTCGCTGGTCACTACGCTGCACCACGAAAGCGGCGAGACGCTATCTAGCTCCTGCAAGCTGATCATCTGCGATGGTCGCAACATGACCCAGGAATGGGGCAAAGCCGTTACCTATCAACGTAGGTTTTCAATCTGCGCGATCTTGGGCGTTGTGGCCGACATGGATACCGATGATGTCCCTGATCTTCCGCCATCAAACAAGACAACACCAGCGCAAGCCAAGCCCGCAAACGTAAAACAAGCGGTTGCATCTCAAGCCTTTCAAGCTGGGCAAAAGGCGATCAAAGCAGCAAAGACGCTTGATTCATTATCTGATCTAAGTAAGCGTGTTGCTGAACGGTTCGACAAAAAAGACATCAGCAAACAGGAATACGATGACCTGTTAAAGATGCTGCTTAACAAAGAATCAGAGCTAAAAGAATTTGAAAAATGACCAGCACTGACGACATCAACACTTATCTCACCACTGAAGATTTATCCGTTCGCTATGACTTAAAACCAAACACCATTAAGCGTTGGCGTTCTCGTGGACAAGGGCCAGCCTTCTACAGAGTTGGTCCCCTTGGTATTTCACCAAAAACACCAATGATTCGCTACAAGCTTGCAGACGTTCTTGCCTGGGAGCAATCCAACAACATCACACCCATCAACTGATCAATGTTTAACATCACTGCACACGGCAATCTCGGCAAAGATCCTGAACTGAAAAACGTCGGGCAAAATCAAGTCGCTAGCTTCAGCCTTGCTGTTCGTACTGGCAAAGATGAAACGACATGGATGAACTGCGCTGTATGGGGCAAACGCGCTCAGACTGCCGCTGAATACCTTCGCAAGGGTGCAAAGATCACTATTGCTGGGCAAGGCAAGCTAGAAAGCTACACCAAAGATGGTGTTGAAAAACACAGCCTTAAGGTCAACGTCACTGACTTCACCTTGCCAGCGCGTGAAAACAACGCAATCGATGCAGAGGTGCCCTTCTAAGCTGCAACAATCAATAGACACCAAAATCGCAAGCTGTTACCCTTTGCCGGTAGCAGCTTTTTTTATGGCCGATTCGTTCAGACAATTTCTAAATGAAATCGGCAAGCATCCATTGCTTTCGGCTGAGCAAGAAATTCAGCTATCGCGTCGTATCTTTGCGATGCAAGATCTGCTGTTAGAACGAGATTTAGACAAAGAACCGCTGACAAAAGAGGAGCAGCGTGTTGTTCGTTCAGGTCGTCGTGCAAAGGAAAAGTTGATAAACGGCAACCTACGGCTGGTTGTTAATGTTGCTCGTAAATATGCACCACGAATTGAAGGCACAATCCTAGAACTGCCAGACCTTGTGCAGGAAGGTTGCATAGGCTTGCAACGTGCTGTTGAAAAATACGATGGAACCCGTGGCTATAAATTCAGCACCTATGCGTACTGGTGGATTAGGCAAAGCATCACCAGAGCTATTGACATGTCATCGCGTGTTGTACGTTTGCCGCAAAATACATTGGAAAAAATCAATCGTCTTTGTAAATGGATGAATGATTTTGAGCAGCAATTTCACCGCAGACCAACGCTGCAAGAAATGAGTGAACAAGCTGAACGGCCTATAGAAGAAGTCATGATGTGGTTTGAAAGGGCAAAACAACATCGAAGCCTTGACATGCTTTGCCACGATGATGGTTCACCGTTAATTCAGCAAATCCCTGATCCTTCATCTCATGCTGACACTGAAAGCATGGCGATTAAATGCGCCAACCATCAAGCGTTAAACGATGCACTAGATACATTAAACGATCGAGAATATGAAATTATTCAGCGTTACTTTTTAAGCAACAAGACTGAAGCATTAGCGCACATCGGCGCAGAGATGAACATCTGTCGTGAACGCACTCGTCAAATCAAAGAACGTGCATTGCGTAAATTAAGACTTAAAACGCAAAAGGACATTGCGCCACCAGGGTAGTGGTTCAGGTTCGTCGTCTTGGTATTCCTCAATGGTCTCAAGTTCCATGATCCTAGTGACTGCTTGCTGCAGCAGCTTTTGCTGATGGAAATTTTGCCTGATCAATGAGCTGCATAATTCGGCAATTTCTTTAGCATTAACATGGTCATGCACTGCACGCACCTGTCTCTCTAGCATTAGTTGCTCCTCTAGAGGGAGTTCAACCGACATCCATTGCCACCCAGCCCAAGCCATGAAAGATAACGCTTTGCCGCAGAATACCGACAACACCGCACCAAAACTAGACGCAATTGAAACAAAATATGGAAAATTGTACCGTGTTACTTATGCCGGAATGACCCGAGAACACTACCAAGAGTGGCAAGCAAACTGCTGGTATGAGCAGGTATTAGAAATGTGGCGACATCGTGTCAAGCTGTCTGCCTGCCAACAATATCTGGCATCACAGTCAAATGGTTATTGTAGTGACCGGTTTGACGATAAGATCTAACAGGCACTTCAGACATGTAGTGAAACACCATCTGCCCGATTTTTAGATTCGGGTAAAGCGGAATATCATGGAAGCGGCGTTCGTTTTTTAGCTCAAGTGTGAGTTTTGAACCATGCCAACCTGGATCACACCATCCGGCCAAAAGATGATTCAGCCCAGATCGTGCACGACTTGATTTAAGAACAAACTGACAGCTGATTGTATCAGGCAGATTGAAAGTTTCAACGGTTTCAGCAAGGCAAAATTCACCAGGCTGCAACAAATATGGCCTATCTTTAGTGCAATCTGAAATATCAATACGTTGCAGCTCAGGCGTATCTGCAACTTCAATCATCAAGTTAAACCCAAGGCGCACATCAAGCGATGCTGGATTGAGCAGATCCAACGCGAAGGGATGAACCATTTGAGAGCCTTCGCAATAGCTGCGGATCTGCCAGTCAGCAAGAACAGTCATTTAAAATGTTCGACGTTTAATTTTACTATTGTTCTAACCATTCTTCAATCCATCGTTCACGGCATTTCTCGTGAAACTCTTGTCGCTGATACCACTCTTGCCAGTTCTGATGACCTTTAGAGCTGTTGCAGCCTAAGCAGCAACTGACAAGGTTTTCGCGCACGGTAAGACCACCGTTTACTTTTGCAGTGACGTGATCTAATGTTGCATCGCGCTCAGATAATTCACGCCCACAATATGCACAAGACCAACCCCATGCACTATGTATTGAGCTGCGGAAACGTTCCTTAGCTTTCTTACGCGGAATTAGAACCGTCTCGTTGATTTCATGCTCCATGCAGTTGCCTGATATACATCATCAAATGACATCTGCAACTGCTTACAGTTTATCCAGGGCGATCTACTGCGTAATAATCATCCAGCCTGTGCCATCACCTTCAACTTCCCACCTAGGTTTGAATGCTGGACGACTAATGCGTACATAATCAGCACGCTCGCGATTTTTATGCCCACCATTGATCATGTCTGGCACGCCCATCGGGTCATGAATGATTAGCTCTTCGCGGTTGTAGCCAACGACAAGAACAACATGCCCGCAACCGTCGTTATTGCATACAGGATCACTTACTGATCCTTTGTCGAGATACATCACGATCACCGGACGACCGGCATCAATTTCGTTCTCTAAATCATCGAACGTGCCATCAGTCCTGAACTCAGCGTCAAGACCCAAAGTGCGCAGCGCATTTAGCTGCACATCAACCGACGTTGTATCTCCTAGGTGCTTTCTGATCCGGTTGTAAAGGTCAAAACTGTCAACGCGCTGATGAAACGCGGCAGCCATTGCACTCACCGCAGAAAAGCATTCGCGGTAGCCAAAACCAGTCTCTGATGAGAGCTGATGGTAATAGGGCGCATAAACCTGTTGCTCCTTACCTGCGGCTTTCCATGCTTGTAACCACAACGCATCTTCATCCTTCAGATACTGCGGCAAATCCTCCTCCAACTGCGCAATGGCTGCATGTTGATATGGATCACCAAACCTGAAGTGCTCGAAATACTTCAGCAAATTAAGCATTAGGGCCAAGCAAATTACGCTC